AACACTGAACTAGCCGATGCTGTACCGCCAACCGTGCCGCCGTCGGTTGTCCCGTTCCACCCCAACTCGGACATTCCAACAAAGTTGGGGTCGCTGCTTACGTTCCGAAAGATTCTCCAATACCGCGCCTTGATCGTTATAGATGCGCCGCCGGCCGCTGCCGTAATCCACGCTGGATCAGCACCCGCGCCGTTGGTCGATAGGACATCGCCGACGGTCCCGAAGCCAAGACGTTCCCACCCTGCCGCTCCGCGGAAGAGGATGTCGCCATGAGTGCCGCCGATCGCCGTGTCTATGGTCGCCGAGAGCGTGTTCCATGAAGGATCCGCCGCCGCGCCGTTCGTAACGAGGAGTTTACCGGCCGTGTCGGGCTCGAGGAGTTCCCATATCGAGGCGCCGCGATACAATATCTGCCCACGCGCTTCCGCACCCAGGACATCGAGGACTGCCGATACCGCCTCGGGCGTGGACAGGTTGGCGATCGACGCGTTTGAGGCTACTTGCTCCTGCCACCAACGCATGAAGAACGGGGTGGGTTTCCCGTCCTTGTCGACCATGGGTAGGTTTGGGCTTAGAGGCGGTGTCAATCGGGCCATTTACTGTTCCCCTTCGACATCCGCTACAACATACGCGAGGAACTTGATACCCCCGTTGTCGTACATGCGGAAAATTCTCCCCGGCTGTTTGAACGCGCCGAGCGACCGGAACTCTATCCGCTGGTTTGGGCTTTGCGTGAGTTCAATGGCGCGCGGGTTTGACCATGTCGCGCCGTTGTCGTCGGAATAGGTCATGTTGAGGATAGGCGGGCTTAGGGCATCGACCAAGCCGGTGCGGCCGGGTGAGCCGACCAAGCGAAGGTTGAATTGGCGGATGTACTTCTCGGCCGAGGCAAAGATGACACCGTTGACCTCGTAAGTGACCGGGCGGAAGTCTTCATCGAGGTAAGATGCTTCATCGAGAGCGACCAATAGGCCATCCAGCATACCGCCGCCGATGACCTGCTTACCGTCGCGCCAGTGAAAGCCGTTCTTCATGTTGAAGTGGCCCTCGTATCCGGCAGTATCCCACCTCGACCACGATTGCGTTGTGAGGTCATAGACCATTGCGCCTTGCTCGGCGAGGTCCAGAACGTAGAAGGTGTGGCCGTCAAAGTCGAACGTCCATGCCTTTTGGCGTGGGGTGTCAGGTACGCCGATCGTGTAAACGACTTGCGGCTCGACGGTCGAGGTGTAGAATGAGCCGCCTCGGAAAGCGGGGTTCTGCACAAGTATTTGAGCCAACATCTGGGCGACTTGGATACGCTTTGGGGTGGTCGCAATGACGATTTGCGACGTCACCTGAGAAACCTGAGAGCGTCTCGGCGTGCCGCGAATGATAAGCTGCGCTACGGCTTGAGATAGAACGTGCTTGAGGCCGCTACTCGATGGAGATTGAGTAACGGTCTCGAAGAAAGCAGTTGTGACGCGGGCAAATTCACCCATGGTTTACACCGTCCTTGTTACGCGGACGCGGCCCCCAGTGATGGTTGACGGCGTGATGGTGGCGACGGTGTCGGGGTCTTCCTCGAACACTTGGCGAAGCCATGCTGGGTTTAGGTCGGTGCCGAGAGCCGCGCCGGTTCCTACTGCCGCGCCGGGGCCTACAAGGTCGAAGCGGAGTTGTGCGGAGCCCGCGTCGGACTTGAACCCGCGCGCGGTGATCTGCAAACCGAGAACACCTGTCACATCAACCGGCAAACGCTCCATGGCGAAGTCAGAAGGTGCGGGGATGTCCTCGCCACCGGCGAACGTGGTGTCGGTGAAAGAGCCGTTTGTCAGCGTCTCGGTGCTCACTACAGAGTTACCGGCCGTGCCGATCGCTGTTGCGGTGAACAAGCCTTGTGGATCGGGCAGCGCCGAGGCGAACACGTCGATGTTGGCCACGGTGCCGGTAGAGTAGACTGTACCAACACCCGCGCCGCCGTTGATCGCTTGGATGATGTTGTCGAGACACTCTGCCGTGTCCGCGCCGATCAAAATCTCGTAAGCGACTGTTGGTCCGGCCGAGAGAGCCGTCACCCAGGTATAGGTTTGCGCGCCGAGGACAACGGTCTCAGTGTTGAGCGGCAATCCTGTCAGAGTGAGGATGGTCGTCGCGAAGGTGTTCCGAGCCTCGATGTAGGTATCGTCCCATGCTGGGCGACGGTTGAGGACTTGGAATGAGTTGTCGTCGTCGTCCGGCTCATCTGCCGTAACGCCCGTGCCGGGTGTCAGAGTGAAGGCGTTGTCGGATTCGTCGATGATTGCGCCGCCGTCGAAGCCCATGAGCAATTCGACATTTGCGAAGCTGGCGTCACCACCCACGTCGCGCCCGAACGGAACGGCCGTCGGTGTGAAGTCCGTGGCGTAGCGCGAGGCGCCGACCGTGAGGCGGAACTCATCTATGAAGCCGTCAAACGCCGTTGCGGTAACGAGCGTGTTACTGGAGTTCCAATCCGACCCGAGGCCGAGGTTGGCAGCGCCGTTGTGGTAAGTGTTGGCGTCAGTGATGTCGACACCAAGTTGCGTGCCGTTGACAAATATGCGCGTAACCGCTGTCGAGCGATCCACCGCGATGTGATAATACTTGTCGAGGTCTGGCGTCCATGGGTAGGCGAACAGTTGCGTGACTGCCGTACCGTCGGTCGAGATGTCGAAACATAGGTTACCACCGTCGGCATCGTAGTACAGGCGCCAAGAGCGTGCGTTCGTGTTGGCTTGCCACTTAGATGCGAAGGTCATCTCCGAGGTGCCGATCGGCAGCGAGTGAGTGCGCCAGAAGCCCTCGATCGCGAAGTCGCCCGATCCGAGTTCCAATAGAGCGTTGTCGCTTACGCGGAGGCCGGTGTTGGCGGTTTGCATGTTGAGAACACCGTCGGAGATGTTGGAGCGTGTTTGCGCTTCCCATCCGCCGCCAGCATCTTCCGCGCGCATCTCTTGCGCCGCGACAAAGACTTGACCGAGGAGGTCGGTGTTATACGTGCCGGATGTGTCGCAAACCACAAGGTCGCGGACGTACCGGTGAGTGAAGTCGAGGTCATCGCCCGAGCCCGCGAAGCGGGCAAAGCCCGGTGGGAGTAGGCCGAGGACGTCGATCTGTGGCGAGAGTGTGGTGGCCATGGATAGACCGGTGGCGTTGATGACAAGGTTCGAGGCGATGATGTCGCCCGCGTACACCTGCATGTCGACGGTGTCATCAACTCCGTTCGTTGTGATTTTGATGCTTAGAGACTGCCATGTCTCGGCCACGATGACCGGCGCCGAGGATACTGCCGTCACGTTTGGCGTGGTCAGCGTGTCGCCCGAGATGGTCACGTTGTAAGGTGTGCCGTCGTATACGACAAGGCGACCCGATGGGTTTACGCCGAGCCATCCGCGGATCTGCCCAAACGAGTTCTGGAAGCAGATAATTTGACCGTGGTTTAGTTCCAAGGCCGGCAAAGAGTCGAGGGAGAAGGCGATGTGGAAAACCCGCACGTGCTGCGATGCGCCGGGGATTGACACGCGAGGCATCTCCGCGCCGGACATCTGGTACGCCGTGCCGCCGAGGCCGGTGCGGTAAAGGTTGGTCGCCTTGGCGCCGAACGAGTAATCGCCGCGCCGTGAGCCCCATGAAGGGTTCTCGATGACGTAGTTACCGTATGAGATTGTGTTGTTGGCGAAGGAGCCGGCCGGGTTCGATTGAACGACATCCCCGAGGATAGTCCAATCATCGGCGCTGAAATCCCATCCCCAATCGGCATCGTTATTGTAGAACGCCAGCGCGGTGCCGGGTCCGTAGATGTCGAATGATGCTGTATATACTATGGCCATGTTATGACTCCGCTGCGACTGCTAGTCGAATTTGCTCTTCAATGCCGTGATTGGAAACGCGTTGAGCCCCTCCAGAGATAGCATAGACGACGTAATCTTGATCGACAAGATACAATGTTCCCTTAACGTTTACCACAGTTCCCGGCAAAGCGCCACGGTCGTAAACACGTCCTGACACGGGCGAGAATGGGAGGGCCAGATCGCCCGTGGTGTACCAAATTTCAGTGACCGATTGACCAACGAACCACACCGTATCCTGCATGATATTAAGCGATACAATCTGATCCGGCGAGGATTCTGCCGTGGCAAAGTTCAAGGCGTCGATGGTGACCGCCGCGGGCTCGACCCAATAGAACCGGTCGGTGGAGCCGACTGCCACAATCACATAAGATTTCAGCGTGCCGACCTGGGTGGGCGGTAAGCCGTCTGGCATCTCGATCCCGCTCAAGCCGTGGTTATTGCCGCCGGTGAATAGCCCGAGGGCTGGCGTTTGGATGTTGGAGCCGCCGTCAACCGGGTCGGTGAGCGTGTATAGGTTGCCCGCTGCCGTGTCGATGCGCGCGGTGATCGTGAGTTCTGGGCTCGTGTAAGAGGCTGTCACCTGTAGGTTTTGACCGGCGATCGTGGCCGAGTAGGTCTGGCCCGTGGTGCCGTCGAAGGCGAGAGCCGATCGCAGGTTGTCGAGGGAGACGTCCCACGTTCCGCCGATAGCGACCTTGAACGGGTTTGAAGATGATCCCACACCGTCAGTCACGAACCCGAAACCGTCGGGGGTCTCAAACTCATAGTACGTGCCGTTTACTTCGACTTGGTCTCCCGGTGCGGCGTCGGAGCCGCCGGTATATGATACGATGCCGCTGGCCTTGGTGCCGCCCGAGTAGAACTGTAGGCGCGCGCCGTCGGCGATGAATAGACGCTCATAATCGAGCCCCTTGCCAACGCACATAGAGACCTCGCCCTCACCATAAACGATACCGTTGATGGCGAACGTGGTGCCGTCGGTGTCTCGGCGATAGAGCGTGTTGCCACTCACAAAGAAGAGAGCGCCGGCAAATAGGCCCGGTTGGGAGAATACCTTGCGAATCGGTCCCGTGCCATAGTTCCCGATCGAGGTGGTGGCCGGACGCGCGATCGCTGCCCGCTTCTTACCTTGGAGCGGGTTCTCTTCAAAGAACCGGTTACGCAAGGGAGCGGGTGGCAAGTCGGCGTAGATACGCTCGAAGTCGGAAAAGGCAAGATCAATCTCAGGCATTATCTAAAACTCCCATCGAGCCCGCCATAGTCGTTCGGATTGGCGTATGTTTGCTCACTCGAAGGGGAACCCGTGCCGACCGATTCGATCGACTGATGATACCAAGCACGGCAGAAGGATAGCATCTCTTTCGCGCGTAGCATTGTGATCTGCGCGGGCTCGTTGCCGAACCGCGGGGCGAGGCGCATGGCCAAGTAGGTGACAAAGAAGTCGCGGAACTCGGCGGGGAATGGCAGTTGGCCGTCATATGTCAGATCGTCGATCGGAACCCATGAGGCGATGTCGCCGCGGAATACATATGTCTTGGTGGGAACTCTCGAGCCGCCGGCGACCGATGTCGTCAGCGTCACAGTTGTATCGGTCCCTGATACACCGAAGAAAACCCCGTTGGCATCGAGTGTCACATCGGCAGTGAAGCCGGCGTCGACCACTTGCATCATGGCGCCGTCTTGGGGGATCATCTGGAAATAGATTGTCTGAGGCGATGTAGTACGAAGTATTACACGCGAGTTCGACGGGGGATAGTTGTCCTGCCGATGCCCTCGATCGGTGTCAACCGAGTTCGCCGGGTATGCCACGGCGTTGGGCGCGGTGTTGTTGAGACGGGGAAGGAACCATGCCTTTGGTCGAGTTCCAACAACCGTCCCAAAGAACGAATCAACGAGCCCTTGTAGGAGCGAAAGCCCCTCGGTTTGTTCGTCGGCGGTGAGGACGCCACCTTGAGCCGTGAAGTTCGACTCTCGGTAGGCGTCCGCAATGATGTTGCTATTCAGCGTCATCCGATGGTTCCTGCTTCTCTAGGTGAGCGTCGAGGGCCACTTTAAGTTCTTCTAGCTTAGAAGTCGAGATGTTCTTGGCGTAGTCTACGTCGTGCTCATCCAGGTAGTCCATGATACCGCGGCGTAGCGCGCGTTCGGCCTTCTTGGCATCGTCACGCTTGGCGTCGGCCTTGGCTTGTGGCTCTTTCCAATCCTTGCGATCGACGTACCCGTCTGGGCGTTCTTCCTCACACTTGATGATTTTGCAGTCTTTGAGGCTCTTGCCGTACACCGCCTTCGGGAAGTCTTGGCGCACGTAGGCTCGGCCGTCGGTCTTCTTGGCGGCGTTGGTTACCGCACCGGGAACTTGATTATCCATGTCGTCCTCATTGTTAATATGTCAAGTACAGGTGTTATCAAAGAAAAAGGCCGCGAAGTCAATCACGGCCTTTCTCAGTTCATTTAGGTGAGGTCTTAGGCAGTGCCGAAGAACTTCACGCCCATCCAACGGTTGCGCATCTGCGCTTGGATGAAGAGGTCAACACGACACTTGTGAGCGCCAGTGTTTGGATCAGAGTAGAACCAGAGGCGAGGCATAAGCGGTGCCACTGTGTCACGCTCGGCATCTGCCAACGAACGGCGGAAGCCTTGGCCGGTGTAAGGCATGATAAGTGGTGCGGAGTGCGCCACAACTGCCTCTTTCTTCCACATCATCTTCGGTGTGTAGAGCGTGGAAGCCGTACCGTTGAAGGTGAGTAGAGCGCCATCGGCAGGAGCCGCATCAACTGTTGCGTGAGCGCGGTTAACGCCGGCAGCGCCAGTTGTCGAGGTTCCGTCGTCGACGATGATCGCAGGGAAGATACGAACTGTCGCGGCGCCAGCGCCGTCGGCTGTTGCAGCGCCTACAACTACAAAGTTCTGTAGGTATCCGCGAGAGCGGCCGATTTCTGGATCGTAAGCGTTAACACCTGCGATGGTGAAGACTTCACCGTCAGAGATGGTTGCGTTCGCGCCCAGAGTGTCGATCAACAGTTCTTGCGTCATGTAGTAGCCGGCGTTCGAACCGGAGTCCGCTGCCGCTGCGTAGTTGACGTTTTGAGCCGCGCCGTTGATTGCGCCAGCGCCGGAAGAACGAGTACCGGTTGTGATGCTGGCAAGCTGGTTGGTCGCCTTGATTGGGATGCCGTCAAGCATACCGCGGAAACCTTTGCGCATTGCTGTCACGCCTTCATCTGCCAACGCTGCGTTGTCGTTGTAGATGTAGGTAGCCAACTGCTGGTGATCGGTGTGGTTCAGTGCTGCCACGATGTCTTGATCGCTCTCGAGAGAGTTCAAGGCCAAACGTGTACGAGCCGATGCGAACTCGACGGGGGTGTCGATGTCTTGACCCCATGTACCAACCGAGTTGTTGAAGCCTTTGGCCGCAACATCAAAGATGTGGTAGTCGATGCGAGAAGCGAGGCGAGAGATGCCGTTGCTCAGTGCTTTGTTCTTCCGTGCCGATTGAAGCGTCGTAACTGCCTCGATGTCGCTTGCGCCCATCGAAAGGCCGAACACTTTATTCAGCGTGAAGGTTTGCGCACCGAATACGGTGTCCTGTACGCCACCGGAGAGGTCGGCAACTGCGCCGGTTGTCTCAGTGATAACGTAGTCTGGGCTTACCTGCTCAGAAACAATGAAACCGTTGCGGTCGTTCATCTCCTGGGAGTGCATTTCCCATTCGATCATATTGGCCGACGCAAGGTTGTTGCGAAGTGTGGACATGATCGTTTTAAGGATCAGTCGGGATTGAGGGGCTGTAATAGTCATAGGTCTTTCTCCTGTTTATCTTCCAAAGAAGGCCCTATCAAAATCATCTTGATTATCAGGCCCGTAGCGAGGATCCGCCTTGCCCTTCTTCCCAGAAGCCTTGCGGCCGGGGGTGTCGGGAGCGTTCGTCGTCTTCTTTCCGGCAGAAGATCGGGCCGAGAATCGCTCTTCAAGTCTTCCCATCGCTTTCGCCCGTTGTGTGGCGTCCATGCGAGATAACTCTCGTAGCTTTGAGATGTTATTAGCCAAATAATACGATATGTCAACGCCAAAATCAGAGTCGAGCATGTCGCGCGCAATCTCAGCGGGGAATGGGGCGGTGTCGACGGCAGCGTCGAACTTCGCTCCAAACTTCTTGGCGCCCTGAGTTTTAACCTCATCCAAACGCTTCATGTAGTGCGCTTTTTGACGTTCTTGCTCTTCCTTCTCGCGTACCGTGCCTTGCTCTTTCTGGAAGCTGTCACGCTCCTCTGCAAGACGGTACTCGACCAGCGCATCAACATACTTATTATCAACCTCGCCATAATGGAAGTCGGCCGGGTCGGGCTTCTTGAGGCGTGAGGTGGGCGTGGCCGTGCCGGACTCGAGGGCGGCGATACGCTCTTCGAGTTGTTGGCGTAGCTTACGCTCTTGAACGACTTCCATCTCGGCCTTGAAGGCTTCCGCTTCCGCGTCACGACGCTTGGCGGCTAGTTCTTCGATCCGAGCCTGAGTTTTGTTCTTAGGCTTTTCAGCACCCTTGCGCGGAACGCGAGGAACGGCGGTGAGGGACTCTTCTTCCTCTCCATCGTCGTCACCGTCGTCACCGTCATCGTCTCCACCTGACCCGTCGTCGTCATCTTCGACGTCGTCGTCTTCTGTATCGTCACCCAGGAGGGGGAAGTCATCTTCATCTTCGTCATCCTCCTCCTCGGGCTCCTCTTGCTCGATCGCACGTGCAAGATCATTTGAGAACTCTACGGAGTCCTCGTGGTCATCGTCTTCGATGTGCGCGGGGCGTTTTGCCATCTTTTCAGTCCTCAATGGGTTTCAGTTACTCGTCGGATTTCTTGCTGAACAAGTTCAACAGATAGTCAGCGGCGGCGCTGCCCATGCCCTCGGCCTTCTCGCCGGGGATGATACCGATCGGCTTCTTGCCGGACTTGGCCGCTTTCTCTTTCGCTGCCTTTTGGCGCGCTACCGTCTTAGCGAACGGCGATACATATTCACCCATCTTTAGATTCCTTCTGTTCTGGCGCCGGCTTTGCGGGCTCGGCTGGTTGCTTCATGTCGTGTTCCGCCTTTTCCATATTCATGGCGGTGTCGATCCCCGACTTGACCATGTCAACTTCGTGCTTGTCAAGATCAAGCCCAAAGCGCAAGGAGTCGATGATGTTCTTTTCTTTGTCGACTTCGTAGTTTGCCGCGACCTTCTTCTCGTCGACACCGGCTTGCGAACCGTACAGTTGTGCCTGTGCCTGAGACTTCATGGCGCGCATGTTGATGTCTTGGATTTCTGCCGACAACTTCTCGAAGTTCTTCTGCATCATCTGCATCTGAATTTGCTGATCTTGCTGTTGTTGCTGTTGCTGCGACTGCATCTTCTCTTCGACGCGCTTGCGCGCACTCTCGGGAAGCCGCTCGAGGTTGACCATGCCCGGTGGAAGTAGGCTCATCATCCGCTCGGCAATCTCTTCCGAACCCGGTATATCCATGTTCCGCGCGATTATATCCACGATGTAATTGCCCGTCTGAGGCATGTGGTTCATGAGCGTCAACATCGTCTCGGTCGCTTCCTCGCGTTTGGTCGCGTAGGATGGGCCGGTGGTGTAGGTGATGTCGTATGACCCCTTGGTCACATCGGGCGTTTCGTCGCCAAAGTCGCCATTGATTTCTTGCAATAGGATCTGGTCGTCGTCGCCCATCAGCTTGACGGTGCGGTTAGTGTCATAGACCTCGGGGATTAACTCATTGATAACTCTAGCACATTCGGCTTGAGCGTGGTTCATGTTCTCGAGGTAGATGCGGTCACCGAGTTCCGATACCCGCTGGCGGGCCGTGATGGCCTTGCCCGAGACCTCGTTGGAAGTCACGCCCATCGAGGCTTCGTGCTTGTTGGTCACGTCCTTGATGTCCTGGACGGACATTTGCGCCTCGGTGAGAACGGCAGAGTTCATCGAGGGCGGTGGGACAAATTCAGGTTTGGCGCCATCCGCTTGGCTGTCCCAGAATAGGACGCTGTCACCGTTTAGGTGAGCATTGCGGAAGTGGTCGGCCATGCCGGACTTCATTGCCGACTTGTCGAGAAGCCATTTAGAAGCCGGTGACTTCTGGAGTTCCTCGGCCAAGATCGAGCGCCAGTAGTTGTGTAGGCGTTGCGGATCCTTGGCGTTGCGAACAAAGCCCCAACGATAGCGAACCGAGCCCTCTTGGAGAGCCCAGCCTTCTACGCGGAAGATTGGAAGTCTGGAGATGTTCAAGCGGAACGGGCCGTCGATGACCTCGCTGCCGGTCATCACGTAGCACTCGGCGTATGGCCGGGTGGTGTCACGCTGGATTGACTTGCCGGTCTTGGTGTCGATCTCGGCCGTAGCGTCGATTTCTTCCTGTGTCCAATCGGTCACGTCGATGACATCGCCGGTGCCACGCTCGAGCGCGAGGGTGACGTCCTCTTCCTGCATTTGCCAGAAGTGGCATATGCGAATCATCTCATCCACTTCCCACCCGTGGGCGGTCATCGTGGATTGATCCATGTCGTCGGCCATCCACCCATCGGTGCCTTGGACATCGGGATACGCCTTCTCGAAGTCTTCCTTGGCCATGTAGCGGGTGACAAAGCAATGGTTGGCATCGCTGCCGGATGGCTCACGGCTGGCTCGATCCCATATCACTTGGAACGGGTCGTCGAGCGCGAATAGCTTGATGTCCTTGTCGAACACGTCGAATTTGTTGTCGACCAACTCTAGGCCCCAGTTCCCCACGCCGCCGATGTAAGCAGTCTCCATCGCGGAATACATCGCGTGCTTCGCTTCGGGGCTCTTGATGACCGTGCGGATAATGCCTTGCCGTATCTCAGCGGTCGCCTTTGAGCCGCCCTTCATGGGCAATAGCTTCATCGTGGTGTCGGTTTGCTGCCACGAGCCGAGATACTGCGCAACAAAGGCCGGCAAACGGTTTACCGTGAGCACGGGCTTATTGAGTCGTGTCCTACGCAATTTGGTGTTGACATCCCATTGATCGCCGATGACGAACTGGATGTCCTCGCGCGCCGGAAGGATGTTGTGCTCATCCGCGTCGACGTCTTTCGAGTATAGGGTGCGCGCTTTCTTGAGGAACTCACTCTTGTCGCTGGAGTCCATCTCCAAAGAGAAACGCTTGTTGGTATCCGGTGCTGTATCAGACTTTTTCATTTAGATCATCCATCCGCCGCCTGAGTCAAATTGAGTTGGTGGACCGGGGGTGAACTCGTTTGTCTGAGGTCTTTCGCCCGCACCGTCGTTGAACCTTTGTGTACTGGTCGGAGACGTAGGCGTCAAGTCATGCTGGATGACGCGGTCCGGCACCGCAAACGTCAGAATGAACGAGTCCGCGGCGTCCGGTGACCGGCCAAGCCTGTTTTTGATGTCCACCTTCGACTCTAAAACGAGGTCGGTCGTCTGCCCGCTGATCCGCGCGGCGATCGCACCCAGGTCGGATTGCAACTCGTTGTCGTCGGGGATCGAGACACCTTCCGGCAGTTCGAGCCAAGCGCGCGCACGCTGATACATCTCGGCGCGGCGGTTACGTGGACCGGGCTTGTGAGGGTTCACCTGCTTCTGTTGGGACTTCGATCCGAAGTCTACCGGGTAGCATTTTTCGGCGAGTTTGGGATAGCGTTCCTTCATGCCAGCCAAGAGGCTTGTTCCCCATCCGCCGGAATAGTCGATGTTGCAGCGATCGACGTTCTCGCTTTGCATGATGTCGGCGACCCACTCGACTTGCTCTTCACCCGGCTCCACGCCGGCTCGGCCGCGCTGCCAATGCAGAACGTGGCCTTGTCGCAAGCTAATCATGAATTTGTCACCGCCAAGTCCGGCCGGGTCCACGCCAAGGATGCGAGGGCCATGGGCTTGGATGCCCTTACGAGTGCGCGCGCGCTGTACGTACACCGGCTTGATGAACAGATCGAGCCCGGTGGTTTGAAACGCTTCTGTGGGTGTACTTGGGAACTCCTGCATGAACGTCTGGATGTTGCCGTTCAACTGCTGTTCGACGTAGAACCGCCGCCACACCATCTGCTCCATGTCCAGCGAATACATCTCAGCGATGTCGCGTTCGGATGGCAGTCCGTCGCCCTCGGGCTCACCGCGGAGTTGGAAGCCGCTGGGCGCGCGTAGGCGATACTCGGGCGAGACGTACCACGGGATAAAGATCGGGATGAATGAGATGCCAGCGTGCTCATCGGTCATGCCAGCCTCGGCACGCGTCCACCGTTGGTGAAACTCGTTGCCGATACCGTTGGCGGTGCTCTCGACGCAAACCTCAGTGTTGTCGGCCATCGGGATGGAGTTCACAAAGCCCGCGAAGGTTTTTTCAGGGTTAGGATAGAATGCCGCTTCGGATAGATGGGCAAGCGTGGGGGTGGCGCCTCGACCGGTCTCACCCGATCCGGCTGTCGCGACCGAGTAAGATGAACCGTTCGAAAACTTGTATTCCTGGGCGGATGCTTTTTCATGCTGGAGCCTCAAGGGGTCATTGGCATAGAAGTTCTGCACCATCGTGAAGAGGTCTTTCGACGAATCACGAACGTGCGCCATCACAACCGCGCGACGGTACTTCCAAAGCCGGGTTTTCGTGTAGAACCTGCCGCCGATATAGGTCGAGGCGCCCTGTTTCCGCGCTTTCAAGATCAAAGCCCTTACGAGGCCGTGATCTGCCAACTGTGATTGGATTTTAGCGTGGATGATGTCCTGCGCGAAGTTCAGATCGAGAGGCACCAAGTCCGACGACTTTGCCACCACCTTGAGGCATTTTGACATATATTCTTGGTGGTTTGATCTAGAATCCTGCATAAATTTGACGATTTTCGCCTCTTCCGGCGAGATTTTCATCACTTCTCTGTGGGCCTGTCTCATTCTTCGAAGTCCACGAGATCCTCGGGCGCGACTGAATCTTCAATGCCATCGAGGGCATCCGCAAGGATTTTATCGTTCTCGAAGTCAACGTCCGACGCGTTCCAGTTGATCGCCACGGGCGGTATCGACATTGTATCAACAGGTGATACATCGTCAAAATCTCCGTCCACTTCGTAGTCACCGTCGATGACGTCCATCAACTGGTCAACCGTTTTATGGTGGGTCACCTCAGACTCCCTCGCGATGATCTTAGGAAACAGCTTGGTATAAAAGTCGTCCTCGTTGTCCCGCGCCCACGCGGCAAGGCCGTCCGCACCACCGTTTACTTCGAAGGCGTAGAGTACGGCGCCACGTGCGTATTTCCCGACGTTCTTGTAGATTTCGCCGTCGAACACGCTTGGCATACTCGGATTGCCGCCGGACAAATTCGGTAGGGACTTCTTGTTCATTAGGGCATCGTACTGTCAAGGAAAGCATTGATGATAACCTCATCGGCAGGGGTCAAGCCATTGGTCACCAGATCGGTGACGACGAACTCGGTCTCAGCGTTAAGGACGAAGGACCGGATGAATGCTCTGAGTGCTTGGCGCCATGTCATATCGGTGTCTCCTGCAATAAGGTCTCTATCGGGACGAAAATGCCAACCACTCGGGCCAGCCTCGCCCTTACCAGTATCCTCACAAGCCGACGATAGTCAACCTCTGAGAGTTCGGCCACACGCTGATAAATGGTTGGTTTTTCGGCCGGGGGTAGCCAACCTACGCTACTTTTGTCGCCAAGTACCCCGAGAACGTAGCATTAGCGGCGACGTTGTTCGCCGAGGCTATACCGCGTACTCGTACATCGTAGTTCGGAAGAATCGTTACGGGCGGGTCTAGGTTCAACCGCAGCGTGGTGGTGCCGGAAGAGTTGGCCGTGAGGCGACCATACGCCGGCGTAAAGCCGAAGTTCTCGCTGGCGTTCCGGGCCTCGAGCGTGAAGTCGATCGCGGCCGCTTGGGAGCGGTTCACCCCGAGTGACATGGCTGTGATGATAAACGCGTCGGTCGCTGATATGGACGTCGCCGCTTTGAAAGACTGCGACTGCCCGAGCGTTCCCTTGATGACGACATGACGCTTTGTCAGATCGGTCGGGACGCCACCGACGATCGCCGTGTCTTGGTAAATCGAGATGTCGCCGGCAGGAGTTCCCACCGAAAGTTCGTATGCGCGCGCTGATCGGCAAAGAGGTTGGGTCAACGTGACCTTGTTCTGACCGTTCGACACCGCGCGCTGAATGCTGAATATGAGATTCGTACCGGACCAATAATGTCCCTCGATGATGACCCCCTGTCCAACATCGGCCGCGCTGGAACTGGATATGGTATCAATTAGGTTACCATCCGCCGGCGAGAGATACACCTCCGAGTCCGTTCCGTTCTGCCAAACTGTGGCTAGGGCGCCGTTGGAGAGGTTTTCGTTCCGTCCGAACTTCCTCAGAGTTTTCCGCTTCCTCGAGATAGACCAGTTCGACCCAACACCGGAATCGTTCAACTCAGCTAGTGCAAGGTCGAGGCGCGCA